ACTTGGTATTAATGCTATACTTGGTGTACTCATTTTTATTTATTTTATATTATGTTTATACAATCAAAAGCCTCTACAACTCCATTGTCATTTGTTACTCTTACTAAATATGCCCAGTTTTTATCGTCTGTATTCCAACTCGCATTATTCACACAATCAACAGCCTCTACAACCCCACCATCAGATAACACTCTAGCCTCATAGTATTGTGTTATATCGGTTTCTCCATTAGCAATCCCCTCGTATATATTACCCCAGTAAATAGTATTAGTGGTAACACCAATTCCCCACCAAGTGGTATTATAGATAGAACCGAAATTTATATTGTTTGCCATTCTTTTATCTTTTTGTCGTAAAATTTCTTTAAGTTTTCACGATACTTTTCCTTCTCCTTGTACTTTCCTACTTTTTTTCGTTCAATTATTTTTTTCACTATATTACTATGCTTGAAAAATTATTGTTATCTCTATTAGGGTCTAAATCAGAACCTGAATTATTTAGGTATTCAGGAAACAAATTAGAGTTTTCACACAAGTAATCAACCATTCTTTGAGTGTAAAAATCAGCTCTAGCTTGTGCTTTATGAGTCAACCTATCAACTTCATCAAAAGCAACTACATCTTCATCTTGCCCCCTATGCCTAGTTAATCCACTATTATCAATAGTAAACATAGAAAAAGGCATAAACTCTATTTGAGTAAACCATATTAAACAGTGCTTTATGTAATAATCTCTAAGATACTTGTAATTAGAATTTACAGGGTCATTAATAGTGTTGTTTAGTATTATATCTTGCATTTTATCATACAAAGATGTCCCTAAATATTGATGAATATTTATGTCTTGTGCAACCTCTATAAAATGAATCAACTTATCAGCATCGGTATTACCGTCGATTATAGAGTTGTCTTTTAAATCTTTTACAGTTATAAATAAAGCCTTACTCATATCCTAATATTTTTCTAAGTTTACTCATTACCATACCACCCTTATTCGGCATATCTATAGGTCTTATAGGCATTTCGTTAGGGTTTTTAGGTTTATCTAATCCACTTTCATATGCTTTACTGGAGTCAACCTTTCTGCCACTACTCTTCCTGTACACTTGTACCTCCCAATAATGATGACAATTCTTACCACCCTTAAACTTTAGTAAACTATAGTTCTGTCCTTTATGACCCAGCTTCTTGTTCACACCCCTAAAAGACATCATATTAATATCCTCCTTTCTAAACACTACCTTTCTTTTAGTTAAAGACTCCATTTTCTTACAGAAATCTCTACTATTAGGATTGTTTCTAACAGGAGCATAAGAATACCTTACCTTATAAACATCATCATCTTCTTTTGATTTACCATCCTTGTAGCTTATTTCAGCCATTTTAAGGTCTTCTTTTCCGTCTTCGTATATCTCACTATAAACAAGCTCCCAATCATCGCTTAAAACCTCTCCTAAGCCCTCTAATTGGTCTAACATATCATCTCCCTCTTCCTCTGAAAAATCATCCTTATCTTTATCGCTTGATAACTTTTCTCCTGTTTCTTCCTCTCTTACTATATTTGTAGCAATCTTTTCAGATGCAGTGAACTCAATAGGTTGTAGTGTGATAAAGTATATTTCTTGAAATATGCCATTAAAATTTAGTATCTCCTTTAATCCTGATAGTAACTCATCTTGTCTTGGTCTAATAACAACCTTATCCATTAATACGGAGGCAGTTCTTAATTCTTCTGCATTGTTTCCAAACCCTGTATTATCCTTAATACCTAAAAGTATTGGAGATACAATCTTATGACCCAACATAATCTTTTCTCTTGCTTCGTCTGATAAGAATTGATATTGGGCGTGTGCATCAGGTAAATGTATAGCTTCTATTGTTGCAGCACTATCTTTGTCATCGTTAAACCCTATCATAGCCCTACCTCCATTGCTAGAACCACCAAACTTATCATTAATCTTATTCTCAATTAATTGCTGTGTTTGGTCATCAGGAACTCCATTATTAAAATTAATAAATAATGAGGGTTGTAGTGCGTTCTGTATATTAGAAATATGATACTCGCTTACTTCTCCTTCTAAATCAGCATACTGTAAACAGGAATGATATTCTGTTGGTGCATAGTAATAAAACTTAGGTTTGTAAGGTTTGAATATGTATAATTCATTCAACTCTTTACTGCTACCAAATCCAAATGAAGGTATAGTCTTTGTTTTGTCAGATTGTTTTTTTTCACTCCAATTAGGAAAATAGTGCCATTTTTTTATGATTCCGTTTTCTGCCTTATTTGCTCTCAATGTTTCCATTGGAAAGTGAGACACCTTAAGTATCTTTGTTTTCTTTTTGTTGTATGATAATTGCAAACAACCCTGTCCTAGTAAGTAGTAATCTTTAACCAACTTCTTTATTTCATTAGGTCTAAGTAATTTTTTCATCATTACATAATCCTTTGGAAAATCCTTGGAATTAAGACTCTCTAAGCCTCTACCAAATATCATATCAGATATACCATTAATACAAGTAGCGTTAGTTGGGCTGTTTAAGTATAAATCACAAACCCTATCAAAATAATCATTGTCCTCTCCAAAAGACACATAATTATCGTTATACTCTTCTTTTATTTCTGGTGTCTGATAACTTGATAGATTTAGAAACCTAACATTGTTTTTATTTTCTGCCATTATCTTATTATATACCTGTTTTCATCAGATTCATTATATTCTTTGTAATTTAATTGAGACTCTTTATGCTTAACCTCGTAGTTATTTTGAGTTGTTACATAAAACTTATCTCTATAATACAGATTTTCGTCTTTTTTCATCTCGAAAGCATATATAAAACCCTCCTCCATTATATTTGATGAAAAATAAAAATCTATGTAATTACCATTAAAAACAGCTCTTAAATCATTAATTGTTTCTTCTTTTTTCCTACCATCCATAACTATAGTCATACTTATGTTGTTTAATGAAGAAAGGGCGTTGGAAACGCATTGAGAGTTTTCTGTAGTACCTCCACTCCTAGTAACCCTGGACTCATAGTCTGAATCTAAATAAATATCAGACTTTCGAGGTATGATAGATATTACTTGTTCGTTTGATGTTGGTGCTAAAACTTTCATAATATAATAACGCTTATATTCTATTTTGTTTTAATAAAAAAACCCTATGCGACAACATAGGGTTTTAACCAATATAAATACAAAGAAAACTAAGAACCTACTACCACTGTAAAACCAACACTAGTTAAAGTATCTACTGGCAAATCAGCAGGGTCAGAAACAAATAAGAAGTTTGCAGGGACTTTCTCCATACCTGTAAACGTTAAAGTATATCCACTGTACTCACCCATACCAGTACCAGTAGTTATACTACCTCCTGTAACGTCCATTCCATAATCTAAACCTGCTAAAAACAAGTTCCCATTATTGTCTTCAACTATTATGTGAGGACTTCCATACATTAATAATTTAATTGTTTTATGGTCTTCCTTACTAAGCCTAGGTAATTGCAACTCTAAAACTTGCTCTACGAAAGATGTTCCATTTTCTCTACTTGAAGTCGGTGTCTCTGTTAGTACAGAAGCACCTCTAACCTCGAATTGATAAGCAGAGGGAGTCCCTGCCACCGTCTCTATAACGTCTGTATCCGTGGTGTTGTAGCTAATAGCACCTAATTCACCTTTATTAACAAAGTAAACATTAGCAATACCACCAACCTTATCTTTACAAGGCTCTAATCTACCTCTTGATATATCACAACTCATTTTATTATTATTTTTAAATGTTATTAAAAAAGGGTAGGTAGAAATACCACCTACCCCATTATATATTAATTAATTAATCTTACAATCCGTAAGCTACGATATCTTCTACAACACCATACTGAACTCCTGCAAGGAATCTCATAATTACTCTAACATTCTTAGAACCATCTAAGTCCGCCATATCAAGTAATCTAACTTCATTCCAGTCAGAAGCAATAGAAGTACCAAACCATAAGTTAGACTTTTCAGCTAAAACCATTTGAGAAGCACCTAATCCATTTGCCATAAATACATTTACTCCTGCAAACTGCAATCCTGCAAACGCTTGATTTAAACCCTGTGCATTGATACCATTAGCACCCTGTCCACCTGATGCAAAACCACCTAACGCAATAGCGTAAGCCTTGTAAACATCTTGTGATACGTACATACATAATTCAGGAGAACCAAACAAAGCCTTTGGAATTGCTGCATAAACCTTACCTAACTCATCAATAACATTAGAAGCATCTACAGTTGTACCCGTGATGTTTTGACCTGCTGGTAAATCACCATCAGCAGCTAATAAAGTAGTGAACCCATCATAAGAATCAGCACTATCAGTACCACCCCAAATTAAGTTTTCATTGTTTTGTGCAACCTTAGCAGACACATATTGAATAATGTAATCTTGAATAGAAGAAGGCATATTTCTAAATGCAGAAGCACCCATCTGATATCCATTCCAGTCATTAAACCAATCGGTCTTACATAATTCAAGATTTACTTGAAACTCCTTTGGCTCAATAATTCTTTCCGTAGAAGTAATTGTAGAAGTGTCAGAAAAATCACAAGTTGCACCTTTAAAAAGTCCATCTGTTTCTAATCTTCTCACTACTTCCTTACCTACAATATTAGGTTTAAAAGTAATTGCATTTTGAGATAAAGTATTACCTGCTAATAATGCAGCAGATATAATCTGATTTTTAGATTCACCTGCATAAGTTGTTGTTATACTTGTTGTTGTTGCCATTTTTATTTATTATTATTTATTTAACATTGCATAAACTCTCTCTTGCGGAGTCATTAACTCTAATGGTTTACTAAAGTTAACCGCTTCTTTTTTCTCAACCTCGTTTTCAGGAGAGTGAACAATCTCTTTAACCTCTGATAACTCTAAATCCTCTTTATCTTCCTTTTTGTCAGCAGATAACTCTTGTGGAACTTCTTGTGCATCTTTCTTAGATTCTTCTAACAACGCCTTAAACATTTCCATAAACTTAGACTCCATTGCGTTAAGCTCTTGTTGAGTAGCATACTTTACCTCTATGCTTTCAACCTCTTTAACTTCTTCTACTTTCTTTTCTTCTTTCACCTCATCAGCTAACTCAACCTCTTTTACCTTAGGTTCATTAACTTCCATACCTAGGAGTTTTTTAATTTCTTCAATTTTACCCATAATTTAATTTATTATATAATTAATAACGTTTATATTTCTTACTGTTTGAATTTTAGTCATTTGACTTTTTTCCACCTATATCCCCTATACCCTGTCTCCAAATAGGGTGTTGTTTGCATTTCTTTTTTTTGCACTTATTTATCGTATAAGTGTTTAGACATTTACAATATTTTGCTCTTTCTGCCATATCTTACGGTGTATCACTTACTATATCAGCACTTGTCATATTATTCATAACAAATATGCAATTTGCTTCACTACCATTATCAAATAAGTAAGGGTATGTGTCTCCGTCTCCCATTCTCCACCAATGTTTAGGCTCTGTTGTTAAAGTTGAGAAATCAAAAGGCACTCCACTATTATAAATATCAGATACATTTACACTCTCATCACTATCCCAAACTGCAAACTCATCTAACCTAGAATTATTCCTTAATGATTGCCCATTATTAAATCTACCTATCCTAAAATTTTGAGGTTGTATGCTACCACTATATCCAAAGTTATTATTAGAGTTTACATTGCTGCTCGATACATCTGCACCATCAATAAAGAATTTAAACCTATTGTAATAATTGTTTATTGAACCACTTGCTACACCAGTTGTACCACCATCATAAGTGATTACATAATGTTGCCATTGACCAACTGTAATACTGTTTTGAGATGTAGCAAAGTTTAATCTATTGTTATTACTTCCGTAACGCATTTCCAACCTCTTTAAACTACCATTATATTTAACTTGGATATAACCTTGATTAGCTACATCTTGATTACCAAAATAAATTATAGTTTGACTTGCGTTATTTGCAGTCCCAGCTTTAAACCAAAAAGCCATAGTCCAAGCATCAGATGAGCCACTACCATTTGATGAACGACCTAAAACATTTTGTAATATTCCAGCATTAGCACCACACCAATCATTATTATTAAAGTTTACACTTTTAGTATTTGCAAAAGGAGGAGTTGACACTGTTAAAACAACTGTCTCACTATCCTCTCCATTATAATTTATAGCCTTAACAGGTATGTTGTAAGTACCTACTGATAAAGATGAGCCACCTATTAACTTTCTCACATTTCCCTCTACTGTTGTAACTCCATTAACGTTTGATAAATCCCACTCATAACCAACACCATAATCAGCAGTTAACTCATAATTTAAAGTCTCTCCCTCTGTTAGTGATATTGCTAAACTACTTGTAATGTTTGGTATATCTTCTGTCGGTGTTCCACTTGATTGAAATATAGCATTTAAAGCATCACAAACCTCTGTTGCATTGTTACCATAGCTACCACCGTTTTCATCTTCAAATTGGTCGAAAGGTTCATCTGTTACTATGTCTATATCTCTTGCTAAGTCGTGAACACTACAAGAGCCATTCTCTATAGTAGCTTGTAAACTATTTATAAACTGAACACCATTTGCATCTTCTATAAATATAGCGTTCGCTGCTGAATCTTTATATATTTTTATCATTACTTTAAATCTATTTTTATATAACTACCTGCATTGTTTACTGTACCGTTAGTAGATAATTTAACTTGTAATTTACCCAATCCACCTTGTGTATTAGTATCTCCCATATAAATAGGAAAGGATATTACCCTTTGATAATCAATACCACTACCACTATCAAGTCTTTCACTCCAAAACTTTAAAGCATACTCACCTGCACCTTGTCCTAATAAATACCTAACCTCTAATAAACAGTTGTTTGTGTTTGGCACTACAGTAAAGTCATTCCTTACTAATATTTGACTACCTAAAGTCAATTCACTAAAATCTAAGTACCCTGTGCTTGTGTCAAGTACTTCGTTTACAGAAGTAGGCTTATACGTCTTGTTCGTAAAAGCACCTGCACCATTATTAGGTACATCAGTCCAAGTATCAGCTGTTAAATCTATAGCACCTGTGGTGTCATTGTAATCAATGAAACCTGTCTTTGCTAAAACCTCTGAACCACCTTCAACCCATTGTGTGCCATTATAATAGTAGTTTTGTTTTTTGTCTTTATCATATACGATTACACCTTCTTCAGGATTTAAGTTATTTATAGCTTCTGAAGTATGTTTATCAGGTCTTACTTGATAAGATGTGTTTTTATTAGTTGTTGCCATTTATTACTCTTTTTATCTTTTCAATTAGTATTTCTTCTTCAGAAGACTCTTTTACTTCTTCTTTAGACAAATCTTCCAACTTATCAGAGAATATACCTTCAATAGACAAACCTAAATACTTCTTTTTCTTAATATCATCCCAAACATTATCATTATCTACTTTCATAGTAACAACCCAACTACCTTTGGTTGCATTTAATCCGTATAGATTAGATTTATCCATTCTTTCATCTTCAACAATCCAAGACTCTATCACAGATACACCACTCGTTAGCGTTTGATGTTCTAATGTTGTGTTGTTGTTTTTAAGCGATTTAAGGTACATTTCAGAGGCTTTTCTAACAGTATCATCCGAGAACACTATATTGTATTCGTAATCCTTCTTACGCCTGTAAATCTTCTTGTTTGGAACAAGTGCTAAACCCACAACTATTCGCTTATCTTCGTCTAATGTCTTAAACTCAACCTTGTGCTGACTAAGTGCCACAAAGTTCTCCTCTATTGCAGGAAATTCTACCAAACTAATAGCATAAATTCCATCATCTTTACTTTCTTCGTCTATAAATAATTCTATTGTGTCCATATAATAATAACGTTTTGTTTTTATGATGTTTTAAATTCTAGCTTGACCCTGTATATTAGCATCTAACTCTTGTTGCGTGGTTATATCTTTAGACACAACAAACGCTTGTATAGGTTGCTCAAACTGACTTTGAAGAGCTTGTAATAATTGGTTGGTTTCAGTGTTTCCAACTAGATTAAAATTAAAACTCCTATCACCTAACTCATCCCCACCCCCATCGGAGCTTGAGCCTGTGTTTATTGGGGTTGCTGCTGATGATGATTGGAATTTTTGCCTAGATATTTGAGCAACATTTAACAATCCTCTAGCAATAATAGCTGCACCTGAAGCTATGCCAAAAACACCGTCTTGTGCTAACGCCTTACTTGCACCTGCGTAGGTGTCTATAATTGCAGAAGATATGTTGAACGCCTTGTCTGTTTCAAACTTCTTCCTAGCGATAGATTCTTGTTTTTTTCTTAACTTCTCATCATTTTGATATATTTGATTTTGAATCTTAGCTCTTTCATCTTTAGATAGTTGCTCATTCAATAATCTGTTATTTAGTTGCTCGTTTAATGCGTTTGTTTTGTTTTGCTCGATAGTAATTTCTCTATCATATTCAGCACTTAAAAAACTAGACAAACCTGAAAAAACATCTTTAAAGGAGTTTATGTAGTCTTGCAGTACTGCTAACTCCTTTTCCTTTTCTTCGTCGTTAAACCCGCCTATCAAAGCTCTAAGCCTAGAGTCTGCTAAACTATCAAAAAGATTCTTTAAGGGCTTGTATCTCTCTTCTATTTCAGAAATAGCACCATCTCCCTCCGCACTAGCTTGAAGCAATGAGTCTGTAAATTTTCCTGTTGCATCAGACTTTAATCTTTCCTTTTCCTTGTCGCTTATCTTATTGTTTAAATCTAACTCTAATAAATATTTCTCATATATCCTCTTTAAATCTAGTATATGGTTATTAGTCTTGTTTTTAGCTATGGATATTTCAGTGTCCTTAGCTAATTCCATTCTTTTTCTTTCCAAGTTAATCTGACTAATCAACAAGTCTTTCCTGTACCTCTCTCTTATCTTTTTCTTTTCCTCTTCTGTTTCGGCAGTTGATAACTCTTCATTCATTTTTATCTTTAGATTCTCTTGCTCTATCTTTGATTGAAGTGCTAGAATAGCTCTTTCGTTATCTTTTAGCTCTATTTGTAATTCTTTCTTTGTTTTGAATGGAGAGAATTTAGGGGTTTTGTTAGCTTTTTTACTCACCCCCTCTATTTCTTCAATCTCCTTTTTTAGTGATTTTATTTTTATAGTTAATGCTTCGTACTCTATCTTAGTCCTCGATGTAGCTTCCCTGTGTTTTTCTTGAATAGATAATTGACTTTTCAGGTCATCCAAAGAACCTTTTACAAAACTATCATCCACTTGCATATCAGAAAGGTCTTCCATTATGGACTTTTGGTCTTTCATCGCATCAAGCAAAACCTCCATATCACTTATCTCTTTTCCATATCTTACCGCACTGAATGTAGC